CCGTGGCCACACGGGAGGTTTGCGCCTGCCGCGCGCCGTTCTTGTTGTTTCCGTTTCCGTTTCGCCTTTTGCTTTTGTTTCTTCCCACCATTCTGAAGGTTATTGGGTAACCGATTTGACAACACATTCAACTCCTGCGACCCAGTTATCTGTCTGGGTTCTTGGGAGCAAGATACCAAGCTTTTCAAATTTTGATCGCTTGGCGAGTCCTTGGGACAAGAAGGTGTCAAGTCCGTTCTTGAAAACTTGACACCAGCTCTTGTATGATTCATACTGTTGTCGTATATTTTCTTCAGAATGGGTGGGCCACCTTTGATGACACCGGTTGAAGACGATTTTCTCCTGGTCGATATTTGACTCATGGAGTATGATTTCTTCATAGGTGTCCGGTTGGGCCCAGACAGTCGGGGACATGGCAAGGTATTCGGAGAGGTCAATTCCTTCGAGAGATTTCTCGAGGAAGTCGGCTTGGCCGACTCGTTCTTGTGACATTTTGAGGTTTCTGGCTTAATAGTCGGTTTTGCTGTTACCGTGTTACCTAGAGGGCCAACAACCTGTCCATCGAGAACTGATTGAACCTTATGATTATAAGGTGGGTTCTTGATGAAGCCAGCGGGTAATGCATCAACGTTCTTGGCATCGTTTATTTCTTTCTCGATGTCATACACTTCCTTTGATGTCATGCCAAGCAGGTCGGCAAAGGATTCACGGATCAGATTATTATCTGCTTGAATCCAAGGCCCCTGCTTGATACGCCATTCTTCTGAAGAGTGCATATTCTTGACGTCAAGCGTTTTGGCTTTACGACACCATAGTCCCACAATGGGGGTTACGGCATCTGTGACCAAATACCCAGCTGCTTTATTTGACAGGGCTTGAGGTGTTGGTAGGTTGGAGGTTGTAAGATGAAGTTTGCCAAGAACACTGGGTAGGCAGTGACTAGACAAAGATGTCTGGGGTGATGGAAACACTCTAGATAGAAAGGTGACCGCCTTACCAGGTAGCACCTCTTCAATATCTACAGGAAATCCAAAATCCGAACACACGCGCTCAAACGACTGACGAAAACCATCAGTTCGTCTATTAAGCGCGTCATCACCATAGTAGCATCCAAGCTTACTCCAGGCATCGATAGACGTTAGTCCAGCATCTCTCAGTGATACATAAGAGAGTAGACCATTGACCATAGTGCCTCTGTCGCTCGTGTCAGGACAACCTGATCTTATTCCTTCAAGTGGATCAAAGGAAATACCAGTGGCAGTCCTGCCTTTCGCGAGCCTTCTTTCAAGCTCCAATGCTAGGTTGTTTCGATAGGGCTTGGCGAACCAACGCATGTATATCTCATCCACTATACTATTTGTATAGCAACTGTGGCGAGCATCGAACTTAGAGTAGTCTGATTGAAATACACCGTTGACTGAGACCTCCTGAATCTTTCGTGAGATTTCA